ACCCAGCATACTGGCAGCTACTTCAAACATACGAGCACTGTATCTGGCTTCTACATTCATGCCAAGGTCCATGATGTCATCATATGCTTCTGTAGCTTTCTTTGCCAGTTCATCCAGCTCGCTATCACCCACATCACCTAGTCCAGTCACTTGCGGTAATGCCGCACTGATCTTGTCATACTCATTGATACTGCGTATGAAAGGTGCGGCCACTTCTGCCTTGGCTTGGCGCTTTTCTTCTTGTTTCACAATCTTTTTGCTTTCAGGCAGGTTTAGAATTTCTTCAAGTTTTTTTGTCATACTATTACTTATGCTTACACTTGACTGAATATATCGTTTTCGTTAAGAATTCTAAATCGCAATCCTTGCTGTTTGCACCATAAGCTAGCAGCGGCCCACTTGGCTTGATTTTTTACAAACTGCGCTTGATTGTATTTGTTCTTGCCCACACGCTCCAGTATGGTTTGGCTGGCTGGTTTTATCTCAATCAACTCCACAATCATCTTGTTATTTTTGTCCACATATTGTATAAAGAAATCAGGCACATACACAGTTTGGCGTTGAGTGATTGGATCTCTATAGGGAATTTGCACAGCTTCGCTGGCCCATTTCATTATGCTTCTATTGGTGTCACAAAAGTTCATGAATGTGAGTTCCCAGCTGCTACGGTATGTGGGAACCTTGGTGCCCACATACTTTTCTGGATGTTTCATCTTGAACTTTCCGCGAGCAAATTTTGGCATTTTATATCAATATGTTTCGAGACTCATAGTCGCTGGTGCTAGGAGCAACTTTGTAACCAAGATAACTGGTGCTTTCTCTATAGGTGTTCAACACTTGTGCTACAATCTGACTCAGCTGTATGTCAGTTAGATTTTTAAATGTGTCCAACAGGGTGAACACACTCACATGCTCTGTGCGAGCCTGATTCAGTAACACAATACTGATGCTCTTGGCGCTGGTGGTATCAAATCCCCTTTTCTGGAAAAATCCAATAGTGGCATCTATTTCGGCTGCTGGAAAACTCACAGCATTGACAAAATAGTTGTCAAAGAATGTTTTAACGGGAGTGTTCGAGTTGTGTTGAACTGGGGGTAAGTTGATTGCCATAAGTGTGTATTAAAAATCGTAAGGATCACTGACTGATCCGGAGCCGCCGCCGGCATCTTTAATATTTCCAGAACTTTCTGGATTGCTTGCTGGCCCAGTGTCAGGATTTGTGGGTGCGCCATCGCCATCTTCTTGAACATCAGCCGCGCGATAAAATTGCCCGTTTTTGTATGAGTTGCCAAGACTGTCTGTGGTATATTCTGCATCTGGCACAGCTGCTTCAGCATCTATGCCAACTTCTTTGGGAAATACTGCATCTGCAAGACCGCTCACAGCGCCACTGATGCCGCTGGCAATACTGCTAACAGCACCACCAATGCCACTGGCTATGCCACTGATACCGCCTAGGCCACTCAACAATTGAGATCCTATGCCAAATGCTGCAACACCCAAGCCTATCTGCCCCACGGTGTTCAGTATGCCGCTGCCAGGAGTGCCGTTGTTGTTGTTGCTTTGATAATTTTGTGCTGTCTGTATTGCATTGTTTAGTATGCCAGGCGCTAGAGCACCTGTGTTGATATTTGTGGCAAAGCTGGGCATGTTCACACTGGCATCTGGATTTGGTCCTTTCAATGGGCTGGGAGCATGATCATAATGTGTTTGACCAAAACCTTCCGGTATACCATTGCCCACTAGTCCTTGATCATACACCACCGCTTCGTACTGAAGTTTCATATCAAGGTCTTTAGGAGTAGTTGACGAGTAGTCAAGTTTGTTGTGACTCCAACTGGTTATTATGGGGTTGACCAGTTTGTAGCTGGCATACTCGTGACGTGCCATTTGATAAATTGTGATGCTGTTGAAAAATGGAGTTGTGCTGCTGTTGTCAAAGCCATAAGGTGTTGTGATAAAATTGCCGTTGCGTGTGGCTGTTCTGTTATATGCACCTGAATTTCGTGCGCTGTTGCTGTCTGCATAGTAATAGCTGTAGTAGTTTTGCCACAGCAGATTGATAAGATTCATGTTGTCGTCATGAAATTTCACACCTATCTCAGTGTATTCATGCGAATACTGCACAACTTTTTTCCTGTTGTATTGATTGAGTGTTTCTGTCTTGACTTTGAAACTTGGTAGATCACAACTTTTTACCAGCATGTTTATTTCCTGACCATATCTTTGCACCATGTCTACGGTTTTCAATGCCGCGGTGTTGATACTGAAACTCACATGAAAAAGAAATGCTTGTTTTGGCGCCAATCTAAACTGTTCTGTAGCAAACAGTTTTGCGGCGTGCTGCTGATCTCGTAGGACCACCTGTTGACCATTCAACTTGTTATTAGGGTCAAGCCTGGTGTTAGCGTTAGATGAGAATGCCATACTAATATTTATCGAATTAGATAAACTGAGTATTTAATGAAGGGCCATAAAAAAAGCCCCAAAGGGCTTTTTTAATTAAGAACCAATTACGTTCTGTTTGCCAGGGAAAGCAATAACTGGCGTTGCTGAACCAATATTGCCACCTGTTGTTTGAGCCGCATTGTCATAACGAATGGTCAAGTCAATCATGACAGGCCCTTGCTCTTTATAGTCCAATGTCTGCCAGTTGGTTTTCTCCAAATAGCAACCATAAATTTCCCATGTTTCCAATACACTTGGTGTACTAGCCGCATTGCCGCCGTCCAAGATTTCAATACGCATAGTAAACTTGTAGTCACCTGCGCTGGCTGCTGAACTTTGTTCAAAGAAGTCAAACTGTCTTTGATTTTGTTCACCAACCAATTTGGTAACGTTGCCGTTCACATCATCACGCAATTTGACTGTGATGTTTTCCCATGAGGGCTTGCCAGCGTAATTGATCTTGCTGTTGTAAATTTCAATCACTTGGTTTTGAAAACCCAAGTTGGGACGGGTAATGTCACTGACTTGTTTGGTCATTTCTGTTGTGCTACCACTGGCACCAAAATTTTCAAAGTTCACACGAAAGCGATACTTTAACTTGGGCATTAGCATACCCTGACTGCTTGCGCTTTGGTCAGATGCTAGTGGTACTGTAAAATTTGATAGAGCTGCGATTGCCATTTATAATCTCCTAATTATTTGCCCAAAAGTTTGATGCCGCCAGTTTTCTCCAAGCGCATTGGGATATAGATAAATTCCACTGCCTTGACTGGTTCAATTGCGATATCAACCCATAGTTCGCTTCGATCGATACGAGCTGGTGTATTGTTACTTGTGTCGCAAACAACAAGGTAATCGTACAAGGCACGCTGTCCTGTTAATTCAAGCAATAATTTTTCAACTGCTTGTTTGATTTCGTTGCGTGTGATTTGATCATTTGGTTCAAACACAAACGGTTTGGCCAATGCGTTCAACTGGTGACGTAGATAAATTACCAAACGTGCCACATTGATACGATCCAAACTGCTGGCAATCAATTGACGTGTGTACTGTCCATAACATACCAAGCCGGTTCCAGCCAAGTATGTGATTGGGTTAACATGCACACTGGCCAATGTATCGCGCTGACCCTGATTAAGTGCTACTGTGATAAACTCGCCTGTTTGTCCGTCAACATAACCAACGCTTGCAGCATTTGTTACACCGCCACGACGTACACCAGCTGGTGCAAACCATACATAGCTGACATTGTCACTTAGTGCAATGGTGCGTAACATAACATGGCTTGGAGGAACAACAATGTTGTTGCCTTTCAAATCTGTGGTATAGGCCCATGGATAGTATACAGCGGCATAAGCGTTTGTGGCAATAAGAGCTTGATCACCGTCTGCAGCTGCACCTGCCACGTTGTTGCCCCAGTTGCTTAGTGTTGTGGCATCTGGTGTCAAACGAGCTGGACTGTCTGCAATAATAAATGCTGACTCACCACGATCTGTGTTCAATGCAATTAAATCGCTCAGTGTTTCCAAGTATCCTGGGCAACTTATCAAGTTGAATCCTTTGCTGTCTGTATCACGGATTTGTTGATTGCCTTCGATCAAGGCCTTGAGTGCTTGCAGTACCACAGCACGTTGAGCGTGACGACCAAATTGTCCAACACCTTGTACCGTGTTAGCAGCTTGGCTAACCCATGCGTTTGGATAGTATAGGGCTTGACTTTCGTTGGCTTGACGAACGTTGTAAGCTGTGGTGTCCACATAGTCCTTGACAAATTTCTTGACATTGAATCCTGAACGACGTAGATTCCATAGCAATGTGCCTTTTGGATACAGTGCTGGATCTGGACAGTCTGCATCTACATAGTCACTGGTTAGCAATTTGCTGATAGGCTCAACATAGTTGAAACCATCTGTTGGATCGGCGGACCAACGTGCATCGTGGAACACAATGCCGTTCTGTGTGGTATGATCTGTAACATCTATGGCTATCCATTTTTTGGTGAAGCCGTTCCAACGACTGATTGCTGGGAACACTTCCACATTGCTGGTATCGATCCACAAGTCGCCATGAACCAAAGTTGTTCCATCGCTTTGTAGCGTTGGAGCCAGAGCTGAAATCAATGGGCCGTTTGCATCAGTTTTCATTGTGGCGTCAGCATTGTAATATGGACTTGGATGGCCACTATTTACACCGCCCACACCACTGTATTGATAACCCACCCATGCATATCCATTGTGTACCAGTATGTCAGCATCTATATTGGTGTCATACCACAAGGTACCGTCTGCTGGGGTGGTATTTGGTGCTGATGATTGAGCCTGGAATAGCACACTCTTGTTGGCAGGTTGCCATAATGAGATATTGTATTCCAATTGAGGATCAAGCGATGTGCCATCATACACATTGGGCTGATCACCAAACAATATGCTGATTGCGCCATGACCGGATGGCTGAGATACATCAATTAAATAGATATCGCCACCTGTGGCATGTGTCAATACCACACTGTTGGATGAAGTTACTATGGCACTGACATTGCTGTTGGTCAAGGCATTATTGATTGCGGCGGCAAACGCTGTGGCATCGCCAATAGCATGAGTAGCTGAGAAAATCACATGTACAGGAGCTGTCAATGCGGCTGCACCAGTTTGACTTTCTTGCACTGTAAATTCATAATCACCTGTTGCAAGTGTGCTTGCTGTTACTGGCACACTGGTAGCTGTGGTTGGACCAACGGCTGCACGAGTCTTGATTGAGAACACAGTGTCTGTAGTGTTAAAGTCCACATAGATGCTGTTTAGGCTTAGGTTAATACCACCGCCAGCTGGGTCCAATGCAGCAATAGCCGCTGCGCCTGAGTTGTAAAGACTAACTGCCTGTTGAGTGAAAGATTGTGTAGCTGAACTGTATTTCTTGATCAACCAGTTGGCACCAAGATTAACACTGGTTGTCTTTATCCAAACACTGCCTGTTGGAGCAACGCCAGCATAATTTGGCAACTGATAATGTGGGCTTAGTTGCAAGCGTGGTGCAGAATATACACCTGGAACAATACCCAGCTTGTGCCAGGATTCTTTATTGGCGCCGGTTGTGTAACCTGTCAAAGTAACATTGGTATAGCCGTCCGAGCCGTCCACGTATATGCTCATCAAACCGCTGGCATTGATTGCTGCTGTAATGTGATTATTGAACTGAATGTTGATGGCTGCTGCCACATCGTCTGCATTGGTAACACCCGTGATCTGATAACCATTGATTTCAAAAATATCTGCATTTGCGCCAGCATGTGTGAATTGCGCAGAAGCAATGGTTGCGTTGCTTGGAGTTACCACATTGTAGGTAGAAGTTATCTTGCCGCCAAGCACAAATGCCAAGTCGTTGGTTGGTGTTGATCCGCCCAACAATGTGCCAGAAATTCTTATGCTGTCACCTGCTTGATATCCAGTTCCTGGAATGGTCATTGTGATAAGCACGTTGGTACCTACCACGTATGTGCTTGGTGTTGTACCATTCACTGTGATACTGAATGCTGCGCCAGTGCCCGATCCAGTTGAGCTGGCCTGTGTTACACCGGTATATGTGCCAGTAGTGCCTTTGGGGTTAGCACCACCACCTGCGGGTTGAGTGTAAGTTGTTTGTGCTGTGAGTACACCCAGTGACTGTGCAACTGCTGTGCCAACCGTGAAGTGATCCAAACCGTCTGTGAAATACTGTCCTGTTTGAGCATTGCCTGCGGTAACAACCACAAGGCTATTGGCCACACTGGCTGTGATCACAACATCACCGGCTGCACTGATGCTGCCGAGATTGAATCCTGTTACTGTGGTTTTAGCAGCCACTGCGGGCCAGCTGAGTGTCCATTCCTTGCTGCCTACTGCCACCCAATCGCCTGCATTGCTAGGCGAGCCGTTGCCTGCTGTGTTGTATTTTTTAAAGAACAAACTTGAACTGTTGTTTGGGCCGCCTTGCACAGCCACCAAAGCATAATCGCCTAGTGAACCAAAACTTCTGTTTGGTTTGCCTGTACCCACATCATATGTTGAGTCTGTACTGTTGATTACTTTGACTTTTTGATTTGCAAAAGTTTGACCAGTGGCCTTGGCCGCACTGGCTCCGTCCCATTCAAACACACCATATGCGCTGTCCACAGTGTCCCACCATAGTGTGCCATCTTTTGGAACGCCGTGCGGAATGCCAGCTGAGCCGATCATCTGCTGGGTGTTGATGTCTGCACGTACCACATAAGCACGATTGCTCACACCCAAGAAGCTGTAGGCTGCTTCTAAACCATATTCGTTTAATTCACCAGCGTTAACTGGATTGTTACTGGCATCTGTCTGGAAGTATGGAATACCAAATGTTGAGCCAAGATCAGCTTGACTTGTTAGTAGGTATACTTTACCAGCATTCGCTTTTAATGTTCCTGCAGCAATGCCTGTGCCGGCACTGTTCATTTTGCTTTCTTTTGACGCTACGATGATCAGTGGCACGGTGCCTGGTGCGGCAGGAGTGTAGAAACTCTCGTCGATTACTGTTACGCTTACGCCTGGTGAACTTAATTGAGCCATTGTATTATCTCCATGAGTACATGTTCTTGTATGTATTTATGGTAATTTGGATAAAATAGCCTAGAACACCACTATCAAAAGGCCTTAAAAAGGCTTAAATAAAATATGAGACCATTATGCGCCTGCGGCAAGGCACCATTAGCCATTAATTACTACAAGTTAGGCAAGCCTTTCTATAGAAGTCAATGCGGTCCGTGTTTGCGAGGTGTTACTGCACCTAGATGGAAGTCAGCTGGCTATGTTAAGAAAAATAGCTGTGACAAGTGTGGGTTTAAATCACCTCACTCCGAGGTGTTTGCTGTGTTTCATGTGGACGGCGAGTTAAACAACTGCCGCCCTGCTAATCTCAAAACAGTGTGTGCAAACTGTCAGCGGGTGCTGCATAAAGAAGGGATTCGCTGGCGACAAGGGGATTTGATCCCAGACCTATAACGTTTTTAACCTGGGTGTAAAGATAGTCGATAGTTTCGTTGTTATCCAGTTCATAATCAAAATCAGTACCAACCCATGCTGTTTCACTGGCATGAACTCCATAACTAGCCAGTTTAGTTTTGAACATTTCGGTGCCTTGATTGGCATACTTGGCTACTTCATACCATTCAGGTTCTGCTCCACGGACTACACGAATAACCATACCACCGGCATTGCGGATACTTTTGATTTCATTAGGAAAACGACAGTCGCTGATAACAATGTTGTCACGGCTGTTGCGTAGTTTGTTTTCCAAACTGGCAATCCAAATGTCGTCATGAAATGCTTTACGACAAACTTCTGTACCCCAGTATTGCAACACCCAACGCGGGGTCAAATGCGGCATGCTCAAGCGTTCTGCCCACCATGGATCCACTTGTTCGCGCCATGCACGGGCTGATGTAGTGCGGCCTTCCAGCATGGTTCTGTCCCAACCAAACACTTGTGCCACGGCATCTTTTAAACTGTTGGCAAAACTTTCTCTACGAAAGCCGTGAAAGTTTGTGAGATAATCCGCAATGGTGTCTTTGCCAGAACCAATAAAACCGCATACGCCTATAATCATAAGAAACCCCGTAAAGTGCTGTTAGTATATAACAGTTTTATTACGGGGTCAAGAAGTTTGTTAGCCGATTACAAAAGTCAATCCGTTTCCGCCTGCCATGCTCAATTCAAGTTCTTTGTCTAGAGCCGCCAATTCTTCTTTGGCTTCAGTTTTGAGTGTGGCACCGTTTAGTTGCATACCGCCAGAACCTGGTCCGGCTATTGACGCAAACTTGCTGCGTGCCTCGCCCAACATCATCTTGCTGGTAGATAGAGTGTAATCCTTGAGCCATTGTTTGGCATAAATGTCCTGCAACAGCACCCAGTCCGGACGGAAGTTGTAGCTGCGAACCAGTATCTGTTCACCTTGTGCAAATGGACGCTGGAGAATAGTTAAAATATGGCTGGTGGGTTTCCACGCATATTCAATATAGCTACCGAACATGCGTCCCACCAGTTTTTGATAGCCAGCGAAAAAGTCATAAGTGGCCAATCCGCCCATCATGCTGCCACTCATGAGATAGGTATTTGTGTATGCTAGATTAAACGGTTCAAATAAAGTAC